AAGAATCAGACGACGACGATGAGGAAATGATGGAATCAGACGACGACGATGAGGAAATGATGGAATCAGACGACGACGATGAGGAAATGATGGAAGAGTGGGGTGGAAACAAAGGCGATTTTAAAAGACGTAAAGGTCACAAAATCGGCGATGTTGACGGTAACTACAAAGATTATGAATCAGACGAAGACGATGAGGAAATGATGGAATCAGACGACGAAGAACTCGAAGAAGATGACGATATGTTGGATGAAGCATACGACCACAAGAAGGCAAAAAAATCCGAAACGAAAGAGGGTAAAAATATGTCTGTAAAACCTAAAGGTGTTGGAATTGGTAGCGGTCCTAAATTCAATTTTAAGGACAAAGCGGCTGGTGGATTCAAAGAGGACAAAAAAGAAGGTCCAAAAATGATGGGAACTGGTAAAGCTAAATTCGAATACAAAAAAGGTGAAAATATGGGAGGTAAAAACAAAGTTGTTAAAAAGGCTGAAACTAAAGAAGCAGCGAGAACTTTGGGTAATGGTACAAGAAATTACGCTAAGAGAAAAGGTTCTCTTCCTAAATTAAAAGTAATCCCTAACAAGGCGATTAAGGAAGGTTTCCAAGATGACGCAGCAGAGGTTGCTATGTTAAGAGAAAAGAACGAAGAGTACAGAAAAGCATTAAACGTTTTCAGAGAAAAACTTAATGAAGTTGCAATCTTCAATTCAAACTTGGCATACGCTACTAGATTGTTTACAGAACACTCAACTACCAAGAAGGAGAAAATCAATATCCTTAGAAGATTTGACGATGTTGAATCTTTAAAAGAATCAAAATCTCTTTATAAGTCAATTAAGGATGAGTTGGCTAAGACTGAAACTAAGTCTATCAACGAATCAGTTGAAAAGAAAATTAACAATACTGTATCATCAGGCTCAGCGGTTAATTTGATTGAATCTAAAACTTATGAGAATCCTCAATTCTTGAGAATGAAGGATTTGATGAGCAAAATAGGTTAAAAAAATAAAAATAAATAAAAACTAAAAAATACTCAAAATGGGAGCATTATTAGAATCAGGTCTTGTTGGTAACATCGGTCTTAAGCACCTTAAAGTTATCAAAGAAGACACAATCAACAAATGGGACAAATTAGGATTCTTAGAGGGTCTTAAAGGTCACATGAGAGAAAACGTAGCTCAACTTTATGAAAACCAAGCTTCTTACTTAATCAACGAAGCTTCATCTACATCTGATACAGGTGCATTTGAAACTGTTGTATTTCCAATCGTAAGAAGAGTGTTCTCTAAATTGTTGGCTAACGACATCGTTTCAGTACAAGCAATGAACTTACCAATCGGTAAATTGTTCTACTTCGTACCAAACATTCAAAGTTATAATCCAGCTGCAGCAGCAGGTCTTTCTGAGCACTACGCACCTTATGGAGCACCAAACGGTCCAGATTCACCAAACGCAGGTTATAACTATAACAACGGTAGAGACCTTTATGATAGATTTTATGAAGGTAACGAACCAGCATTAGACCCACCAGGTTTATTTGATTATTCAAAGGGTTCTTTCACTTCAGTAACTTCAGCTGTAACTTCAGTTGTAACTGCTCAGTGGAACAACACAACTTTGAATCTTGAACCAGCGGCTTATGCTGAAGATAACTACAGAAAGGTATTAGTAATCATGAGTGGTTTCGCATCTGACGGAGCTGGAAAGCTTATCGGTCCTGATGGTAACCCAATTGATACTGAATCATTCCTTTCTGATTTGACTATCTATGGTGTTTCAACAAACGTTAACACTGTAGGTGGTGGTCCTTACCTATTCAGAGTTGTAACTCAAAGATATGGTAAAGGTATCGTACAATACGGTAACAACAACGCTACGTTGAACTTCCCTGAGTCATTGACTGACGGAGGTCAATACGACAACGTATGTGACGCTCAAGGTAACATTTATCTTGAAATCGACCTTCAGGTTCCTGTATGTATTACATGTGGCGGTTCTATGGACGGTTACACAGGTTCTACATTCTCTTCTTCTACAGCAAGTAACAACGCATTCTCTGCGACTTACAGATTGTACAAGAATTTGGAATTCGAAGATAAAATTGGTGAAGTTTCATTTGACCTTATGTCTGTAACAGTTTCAGTTACTGAAAGAAAGTTAAGAGCACAATGGTCACCTGAAATGGCACAAGACGTTGCAGCATTCCACAATATCGACGCTGAAGCTGAATTAACAGCTTTATTGTCTGAGCAAGTTGCAGCTGAAATCGATAGAGAAATCTTGAGAGACCTTAGAAAAGGTGCGGCATGGAACTTAAGATGGGATTACAACGGATGGAAGAGATTAGGTGGAAACGCTCAACCATATACTCAGAAAGACTGGAACCAAACGCTTATCACAGCAATCAACCAGCTTTCAGCTCAAATCCACAAATCAACTTTAAGAGGCGGTGCTAACTGGATTGTTGTATCTTCTGAAATCTCTGCGATTTTCGATGATTTAGAATATTTCCACGTTTCAAACGCAGCTCCTGAGCAAGACCAATACAACATGGGTATTGAAAGAGTAGGAACTCTTGCTGGTAGATACCAGGTTTACAGAGACCCTTACTTCCCACCAAACCAAGTGTTAATCGGTCACAAAGGAACTTCGCTTCTTGATACAGGTTACATTTACGCACCATATGTACCTTTACAACTTACTCCAACAATGTATAACCCATTCAACTTCACACCAATCAAAGGTATCATGACTAGATACGCTAAGAAAATGGTGAACAACAGATTCTACGGTAGAATCACAGTTGATGGTGTTAGAACATTCGATTTGAAAGAGTTGAGATAATATGGTCTAACCGAAATATAAAAGGGTCCCTCGGGACCCTTTTTTTATTATATGGATATTTATAAATAAAGTTTTTCAACATGATTAAACAAACATGGAATATTAATGCGGATGAGAGAGTAAGAATTCTAAGACTCCATGAAAACGCCACAAAGAGTTTATATTTAATTTCAGAACAGGAGCCAGTACAAGGACCAAGCAAAGACTTAGTTCTTAGTCAAGATGAAAACTATGTATATTTTCTATCACAACCAAATTATGCGGTAACAGCAGACTACGTAGATTGGAAGAGACAATATTTTGTGTACGCCTCAGATGGTGAAAAATCATATCAAACAACTATCACATCTAAGGACCAAAAAAATAGACCAACAAAAGTCGAAGTTCTAAAAGATAAAGTTCTTCCTGATATGAGGAAGAACGAATTTCTATTCAAGATGATAAAATTATCAAAAAGAGATGGGTATTATGATTATTCATATGGTAATGAAATAACAAAGAACGCGTTCCTTTATCAAGAACAGGAAGCAAGTGGTGTAAAGATAAACAGAAGATATTTTGCAGTTAATTGGTATAACGGTAAACCTATAACAGTTGCAGTATCGGTAGAAGGCGGTCAATTTGGAAAAGAAAATGTGATTGACTACGATGATTTAGAGATTAACTCTGAGACTTTATTCAATCCTTATACCGATGTATTTTACAGTAAAAAAATTGGATATTTTTCTTTAGTACTACCAACATTGGTTACATCTTATCCTATTGGTATTGGTAATGAAAAACCTGAAACACCTGGTGAAACACCAGGAAAAACTCCTACACCTCCCCCTCCGCCTGTTCCATTAGGAGATAAATTTATGGATAATGTATCAATACCAACGGCAGATGCAATCCTTAAAGACCCCAAATTTATTGAGTTCAAAAAATTTGTTGAGGCTAATGATATGTCTAAATTTATCTTCGACATACAATCATCCGCTTCAAAATGTACTGCAGGTTACAAAGAATCTAATAAAGCAAATGGAAAATGGAGTGAAGATAAAGCAACATATCCTGATGTTACTGTAGACCCACAAGCGGATAAAAACGATTTAGGTAACTTGAATTTAACCAAGGCAAGAGCTCAAAATCTCAAAAATTTCTTAGTGGCAAATTTACCGAAATTGAAAGACGCTAGATTCAGAGTAATTGCACAAGGGTCTAAGGGTACTTGTGGTACAGAGGAAGAAAACCAAAAGATGAGAAGAGTTGACCTTACGGTAACTGCCCTTTAATTTTTTCTGCAATTAAAACTTCCATTTCATAACGGTCAGAATATTCTTTCACATATGGAGTGAAATATAAATCTGAATTTACGTGAAATATTTCAAAGTATTTGCAACCACCCCACTTTACGTCGTAGTTCTTGTATTGTACATAACAAACACTTTGTACTTTCATTTTTGACTTATCTAATTTGGTAAATTGATAAGTGTCCAAAAACTTTAACGAATTAATCTGACTGTAATAGGTAAGAATATAATTCTTATAATCTTCCAATAACTTATCAATAAATTTGAATTTTTGGATTTCTATAAGTTTATATTCGAATTCGACATTCAATCCATACTTTTTCATTTGCTCAATGTCTTCAGCAGCTTTGACCTCATTGGAATAATAAACATATCCTTTATTCTGTGAGTAAGAGATAAAAGATACGAGTACGAGTAGGAGTGATAGTATTAGTTTCATAGTTGTTGTTTTTACAAAGATAATCATTAATTCTGAATTCCAAATTTTTTTTCAAAGATTAATCCCTTTTTTTTATTGGGATATTTATGAATATATGCAAAGGAATCTAAAAGAAACTACTGGAGCTGGAAGTGCTGGAAGAATGAAAGTTCCCCTTGTACTAGCACCCAAAATATGGGAAAAAGGACAAATGGAACCATTTGATTTACCTGTTTCTGATTATTTGAGTGCTGTGAACGCATATGATAGTTATGATGGTCAAATGGAACGAAATAGTAAAGTTATCAAGAAAAATGAAAAGAAGGCTCTAAACAAAGCAAAAAGAGCTGAAAAATTATTTTCACAAAGTGATGATGACGGAAACCCTCTTAATGGATATCAACCAATGGGGAATGAAGTTCCAGGTACACCTGAAGAGGTTAAGAAGATTGCACATCTTCCGAAACAAGAGTATGAAAAAGTTTTGAAAGAGGATTTGGCGGTATGGTTTGGTACCAAGAAGAAACCTAAAGGAAGTAAACAACCGAAGGGTCCTTGGGTAAATATCTGTAGAAAAAAAGAGGGTGGAGGACACCCCCCGTGTGGCAGACCTGAAGCTAGTGGTAAAGGATATCCAAAATGTAGAGCTGCGGGTGTTGCGTCAAAAATGTCTGATTCAGAGAAAAGAGCGGCCTGCCAGCAGAAAAGGAAGGCAGAGAAAAAAGACCCAAAAATTGGTACAGGTAATAAACCAACAATGACTTCTTATAAACCAAGAAAAGAATCAATAAGGGATTTTATAAAGAAAGTTTTGAGAGAACAATATAATCGTGAACTTTTATATCCTGTTGAACAAGTTTATATGATGACCAAAACCGCTCCTGTGGAACTGAAAAGAATTGTAAAAGGTTTGAGACCAATTGATTGTATTAACAATGCAGGTGAAAAAAGAAGTTGTTTCAGAATACCTGAAGTTTTATACGTTTACTTCACAGGTCAGTATTAATTCAATTTATCTAATATTTTTTTTAAGGAGTGTTGTATGTTGCTTCTGATTTCAACCTCAATCTCCTCTCTTTGTTTTTCCATCGTTTGGTCGAAAAGATTTGTTAAGGAGATATAATAACTTGTATCTTGGAAATAAACACTGTAACTGTACACATGGTTAATAACGTGAACAGTGTATCCTTCCAAGACGATGAACATATTCAAAGATTCATTCTTTATGATTCTTTTAGCGGAGAGTGGGGAAAAACTAAGTTTTGAGGAAGGGTGTAGAATTATCTTATCACAAATTTGACGTGCGAATTTTTCCTCCTCAGTGATGAGGGGTCTTGGGTCAAATTTTTCTTTTAGAGTTAAGAATATCTTATAAAGGAGATTTGGTATTAATCCAACTACTTCTTTCTTTTCCATGAGACAAATATAGGTGAATTATTTCTGATTAACAATAAGCACCCGAGCATCTTTTTTGTCCATCCAAACCTTTGATTTTTCCTTTACAAACTGATACTGCATATCCATTCGCGTATGCTGATGGGTAAACCTTGAATTTTGACTTAGCGGCTGCTTTACCTCTAGCACATAGTTTTGTACCTGTCTTTTTTCTACCCTCACTTAAATCTTCGAAATCCACGTACTGTTTCATTTTTTTTGTTTCATTCATCATGAAATCAAAAACTTGGTCCATATTTGTTTTTGCTTCAGAAACGTGGTCATCCGCCCAATCGTGACCGTTTTGGATTATCTCATCGACCATTTGAGGGTCAAGTTCTAATAACATTTCACATTGTCTTTTAATTTGTTGAAGATTAGAAAAAAACATGTAGTTGGCAGGTTCTTGCATTTGTTCCTTCAAAGCCTTTTTTACCAGGTTTTCCAAATCACTTTCGTTCAGTTTTATTAATTTTTTCATTTTACATTCACTATTGAAAAGGTTAATTGTTTCTTATAAGTATCTTTTTCTCCCGAGGTATTAACCTGAATATCAACATAATATTGATTAGGTATTTTATCTCTCATGTCGAATATAAAATAATACTCATTTGGCGTCCTGTTTATAGGTGTCCAATCTTGAACCTGAACTTCAGTCGTTCCTTCTTTGACGTATACTCTATAAAATGCCGACACATCCAACAACATTTGTTGTCCTGTATATGCCTTCTTAATTGTAACTCCAACTTTTCTTATGTCGGTGTTAAGTATTTGTTCATTTTGTAAGATACCATAGAAATTAAATCCAAATTTCTGTGGTTCTTTTGATAGGGAACCTATCTGAATTCCTGAGGTATATTGTTGAAGTGTGAATGTGTTTGTTACATTAGGTAAAGATTGTCCGTTGATTGTTAGACCTGACCACACATCATAATACTGGCAGGGGGTTGGACCACTAAATCCGTTTGGAACAATTACTTCATATATTCCTTTTGTTCTCAAACAAGTTGATAGTGTAGCCATCCCACTAACGGCAACTCCACTTCTGTCTTCAATTCTCACAATTGGGTCTGAATCTAAATTAACAAAGTCCCCATTCTGATATACATAAAGGTAAAGTTTATTCTCTTGGTTCTTTAAAAATTGATTTCTATCATCTTGGATGAAATCATCATAGTTGGTAAGAAGATATGGTTGGTAAAATGTTTGTGTATGTCTTGAGAAGAATCCTACGCTGTAACTATCCGTCAGACCCGTAATATTCTCAATCTGTGGGAGATATGCTAGTCCCCATCCAGTGACCCCAGTAATCGTACCTTGTAATATACCGTTTATTTCATCGGTCATATCCATATTTAAATCTTCATTACCTAATTGGAAATGTTGTCTCGATACAATTGTAAGTCCTGAGAAATTAACACTTCCCTCATCTTTGTTATCATAAATTCCATTTTGTGACCATCCTGAAATTGTTGTTGTTTGATACCAATTCGAAGGTCTTGTAGAGTAACTTCTTGGGTCAACGTAGGTGAGGGGTGCAGAACCACCCTGTGCACTGTTTTGAGCTATGTTAAAGTCGTTATAATCGTAACCGACCCCTTCATCCCATTCTTGAGGAAGTCCCGTAGAACCCGATATATTAGGGATTCTAAACAATATCAAATCAAACGATGTTGCTCTTCTTCTCGAGTCCGACATGAATGTGTTCAAAAGTTCATTATCGAAAGAAGAAGTGTTAGTCATTTTTAAGGTATGAGTCATTGCAGAGGTACAACCTGTTGAGATTGTTCCCGTGTTAATCATCTCTTCC